AAGTACTTCTCTAACATTTCGTACTTGTCACAGTACTCGGTCATCTTCTCTAGCTCAGATTCAATGGTTTCCATGATATCTGGATGCTCTGCTACACCAACTGAATTGTCTAATAATACATCAATATTCATTTTGTGCTTGCCCGCTTGAGCTTGCATATATGACATTGATGTGGCGATTAAATCGGCTCTACGATTTTTCATAACCAATCCTGCTTTAAGTTTGTGTAGTAAGAGGCTATGTTAGCGATATCTGCATCAGATAATCCTTTTGCCATTCCTGACATCATAGGATTATTGCGTACTCCATCACGATACTGCTTAAGAGCAGACACAAGATAGAGTTCTTTCTGACCAGCTAGATTAGGAAACATAGGACTATTACTGATTCCATATACTCCATGACAACCAGCACAGGAAGCAGAACGTGCTTTACCCGCATCTGGATCGCCCGCTGTAGCGAACGAAGATAGTGTCATCACTGATAATAAAAACATTACTGAAAGGTGCTTCATTTCAAATCTCCAAAATATAGTTGTTAGAAAGTGTCTCGATTCTTTCTCTTTTGCTTTCTCGCTTCTTTGATATCTGCTTTACGTTTATCGTATCGCTTTGACTCCTTTTTATCAAAGTCCTCGTCAATCCATTCACGAAATTTCTTACTCTTATTCTTATTCATACTACTTCCTACGACTCGTTCTTCTTGGGTCGACCACGACCACGTTTAACAGGAATAGGATCTACGATAGATCCTGGGAATGCTTCGTTAATCACTTCTGGAGCAAGATCTGGATATGGCTCTTTTGCGATCATTCTTAACACCAACTTAGCATCCTGTGCATCAATAGACTCTAGTATCTGTATAAAGAGAGACTCTTTTCGCAATGCAGGCAAATCCTTGCCATCCGGCATCTGCTCGATAAAATAGTCCATCTTTCTCATCTCACGATATAGCAAACCGTGTGACTCATGGATCACAGACTCAGTGTATGGTGGTGGAGTACTGGGCAAATCAAAAGTCCACCTGGCATCACACATCAAACATAGTAAATTTATCAGTTGGTCGCTCTTACCGCTTTTCAATATAGCAACTTTCTCTTCAACTGTCTCAGCTTTTCGGGCAGTGTTGACGATCTCTGCCAGAGATAATGTAGTCATTTTAAAACTCCGTTATACATTCCATTAGGTTTCTTAGTTTGTTTTTGATAAAGTAATTCAGTAACTGACTTCTATCTTTACCATTCTCTTCATGCCAAGCTTTGAGGATTTTATCTTTCATGCCTTGAGGTACTTCTGATAGATCAATCATAGCCTTGTTACGCATATAGTTACGCTTTACTTCATCTTGCATATTATTTATATCACTCCATTCAGCGATACGCTTCTGCGTTACTGGGCGCTGTCTTATGCCCATAACAAAGCAATTGTCAGCAGACAACACATTTGGTATGCCGTCACCAGAGTCGCCTTTCAAGATATGCTCTGCAAGATACTTCTCGGGATTACTATTTGAAATCCAACGCTTTCTAACTGGATCATATTGCTTCACATTGGCATACTTGTGGAGCTGAATATAATCCTTGTCGCCAGATAGAACTAGAATGGGCTCACCAGAGTTTAGCTCAGTACCCTCTTCATGTACTACGACACCAATGATATCATCAGCTTCGCAGGTATCTATTTGAATAACTTTGTATGGAAAGAACACCTTTAGTTCTTCACGAATGCTGTTGAGGGCTTGAAAGATAGAGTTCCAATCTAACTCAGAACTATCTCTAGACTTCTTACGATTCGCTTTATAGTATGGATATATCTCTCTGCGCCAATAGTTCTTATCATCACAGCAGATAACAAGTTCACCGAACTCATCACCAAACTTCTTACGATTAGACCGTAGCGTATTCAGAATCATATGCCTAAGCATATTTACGTCAATCTCAGCATTCTGATGATTACCAATCTGCATCATCATATTTGCGATCATGACTTGGTTCATATCTACCAGTATCATTATCTTCTCCTAACTCAATTTATGAACATCTATAGTAACATAGATAATCGGTCATGTCAAGTTATTTTTTAGGTTTAGCTTTCACTTTAGGCTTTGATTTAGTCCTTATCAACTCACCATCAAACAGACCGTAAGTGAACATATTGGTGATAACTTGTATGCCGTCATACGTCTTAACTTTCTCTTTAGTCTTTTTAGACTTGTAGTCGCTAGTGATCCTCTTATTGAGGCTATCTAAACTATCCCAATTTTTCTTCAACGTATAATCAATCATCGTCAATTCCATCGAAGTATTCTTCCATATTTCCAATAAATTCGTCTAGGATTGCCTGCATAGGCTGTTCGATCTTATCCTCAGCATCTTCAAATAAAGTGTCAGATATCTGTTGAAAAGGATACTCCTCTCCGATAGCACGATAAACAAGAGACTTAGATGCCTCTATAATAGTCATTATATCAAGCATTGATTTAGGATCATTCTCTACATCAATACCCATTCCCCTTAATGCCCATACAGTTTCTCTAGCATTAACTACAGCGAATAACTCAGCGACTTCCTTGTCACTTTCAAGTACAAGAGCATCAATCTCCTCGTCTCGCTTCTTTCGCTTCTCAAATGCCTTAGTGAAATCTACTATATTATCCTTCACTTATTCACCTTGAGTATGACAGTATCGGCATTGATTCGAGCATCAGTCTCACTTTGGGAGGTCTTCAATGCCTTAAGTGCTTTCAATGCTCTTAGTTTAGTCATCTTATTTACGGAGTCGATAGTCTCTTCAGGCTTGCGTAGCTTCTTCTTGAACGACAACTCTTTATCATAATTCTTGATTGTCGTGCCACTAATGATAAAGCCTTCTCTCTTATCAGTAACGAGATACTTAATGACTCTAGTCTTAGTATTAAACAGATATACTTCAGTAGCACCAACGATGAGAGCTGGACTTGTACTGGTTATCTTGTAATCAGCAGACTCTTTTTGATATATGACTTTCTCGGCTTGCTTAGTTGCAGGAGTAGCTTTCTTAGCACGAGGCTTGCGTGTTGCTTTCTTACTCAACACATACTTCTCACTATCAGTAATGAATGAGGAAACTAGCTTTAATAGCTTCTTCTGTTGCGATAGTGTCATATGGCTATAGCCTTCGACTAGATCCTCTGTCTTCTCTACGATCAGTTCACTCAACTCAGCTTCCATTTCTTTATAAGCCTTGATGATATCGTGAGCAGTTTGGGCTGCGGCATCTAGACCCTTTAAGTGAGTATACAGAGAGAAGTTCTTATCCAACGTACCGTCAAGATGGTCATCGATAAATCCTTCGATCTCGCCCATAACTCCTAGAGTCTTTTCTCTCAACAACTCAGAGGGATTCTTCTTCTTGATTACAGGAGCATCATCTTCGACATCTTCTATAGCATTCTCGATATTCGCTTTACCGAAGTCAACTATCTCATCTAACTGGTCATTAATGAAATTTGTATAAGAGTTAGGAAGAGGCGCACCCATAGTGTGTATTCTAACCAAAGAGCCAAGTGTAGAAGATGTTCTCCAGTCTTCACTTGCTTTGTATGATTTTAGATCGTTAGGTCGATTGGCTTTCACCCAGTCAACCGTCCAAGACACAAAATCTTTCTTTTGATAGAAGTACGAATAGTGGCGCATTGTCTCGAAAATTGATTTAGAGAATACATCTGGCTTGATTGAACTCCAGTCGATAGTCTCTCTACCTACGTTAGACTCTTCAGCCAGTTTAGCCTCATTGCCTCTTCTAGCTGTCCTCTTCTTAACTTTAGACATTATCTACTCCGAAGTTAGTTTCTCAGTATATACTGTATCATTTACTTCTCTAAGACTATCCCATCTGAATGATCTCCAGCCTGAAGAGTCTACGTCCCACACTGGTTGAGAGGCAGAGTTACCTGAAATTTCTCTAGCAGTTTTCACTGGAGTGTAAGGTACAATACCACTCTCTAGTGTGGCGTTCATCATTCTAAGAGATCCATCAGCCTTGATAAACTCAAGCTTAACGACATCTGCCTGTAACAACTTAATCACATTTTCTCTACTCATTTCACTTCTCCTTAGTTTTACTTATATAATCATTAATATAATTGGTCAATTCTTTGTAGCCCCCAATGTGCTTATCTTTCCAAAAAACTTGAGGTATAGCATCTACTTCAGGCAATAACTCTTTTAGGTTTTGGGCAAACTGCCTATCATTCACATCTAGAAACTCATAGCTGATTTCCATTGCTTGACATATCTGTTTACATTTTAAGCAGTATAAGCAATTGTTTGATCCGAATATTTTTACCATAAGTTTCTCCAGATGTTGTATATTATATCAGGACTCTCTATCTCTGTCAAGTAATAGTCCATGATTAATAAAGGTCAATTTTTGATCTTCAGACCAGTCAGCTAGATAATCATTATCTCTATCGAACAATTCTAAGACAGCATCCTCTTCCATCCACTCAGTA